GCACAACCCTTACCAATAAGAATGCCTACAAGCATACTAATTGCTAATGCTACTACGGTTGCTAATGATATGGTTATCTTTTTATTCATTTTCTATTGGCTTTATTTTCAATTTTCTTTCGTATTCACTAACCAAGTTTTCAAGTTGATTTATACGCTTCATGCTTTCACTATTCTGTTTAGCACTTTCATCCTTGAATTTGTTATATTGGTCAAGTAATTCTCCGTATTTCTTTTTATCAATTTCACGCTGTCTTTCGTAATCTTCACGAATCTGATTTAACTCACTGCGGAAACTGGAAACTATCTCGTTTGACAATTTCCGTTCTTGTTGCATTTCATTGTAAAGATTATTGTATCGTTCATTCCACCAATCATCCTTACTTTTCATTTCGTTATTCAGAACATCGTAACGATTTTTCCAAAATTCATCGGTTTTTACATCTACATCGGCTTGTTTCTCTTTTACTTCAACATCATATTTCTTTTTTTCTACAAAGTGCATAACCACTCCATAGATTATACCGCCAACGCCAAATAAACTGCTTATTATTGTAATTAACTCACTGTTCATTGTTTCCATTTCTTCGTCTTGCGCTTAATTTAGCTAATTTACTACTCTGTTGATACTTGTTATAATCGTAATTGCTTCTCAAACATCGGATAATTTCATCAGTAAATGAAGAAACTATCTTATCAAAAACCAATTGATAACTTTCCCAATCTGAATCATTATTTTTGGTACAAAGATAGATTATTGTTTTTGTTGATGCGCTAACTTTATTGAAAAACCTAAACCACTCTTTATCATCCGATTCAACAAATTTGAAATCACGCCAACGAATCTGAGGTGTAAGTAAATCTAATGCATTACTGAGATTATAAGCGAAATCACGACTAATAAACGAACATTTGCGATTAAGTGTCAATCCGCAACCATCGCCTCCTTTATCTCTGAAGAAATCTATCGCAATTGCTATTCCATATGTATTATGTTTTGAAAATCGTTGTTTTAGACAGCAACTTGATTTAGTTACAACCTCAACACCTCTTTTATGCAACTCATCCTTTAACGCTTCACGAAATTTTTTAGCAGCGACATCAAAACATCGTGTTGTTAAATATACAATTTTACACATAATCAAACCCCTTCATTAAAGTATGTTTGACCAATATTCATGTTGTTGTCTCAATTCGTTACGATGTTGTATGAATAACTCCATGTCTTCATACGGGTCAGGTTGATTCATCAATCTCGCTTCATAGGTCTTAATGATACGATAATCACCATCAGATAATTCTTTTTCAATCTGTTTGATATTTTTATTTATACCAAACAAATCTTTTTCCAACTCATAGTAGTTTTCAATCACATCGCCGTTTTCTCTGAACTTACCAACCAATGTATAACCAGTAGGAATTTCTCCATCAAATGGTATTTCAACAATTTCTTTGAATGAATCAAGTTCAGCCTTCTTAGATTTATACTTATCATCAATGATTTTCCTACGCGCTACCTTTACAACTTCTTCATCGGTATAATCTTTTGTATCCTTCAAAAGAATTACATTAATGATATCATCAGTAACTCCATTTTGTTGTTTTTCTGAAGCGTAATGTTTATTCAATGCTTTTAATTCCGATTCATAATCAATCGGAATCATACCGTTGTTTTGAATTTTTCCTTTCATAACTCTAATTATTTAATGATTTATTAATTTACAACTCCAGGTGCCTTCATTATATTGCAATCCACGGAAAAAGAATCCAGGTCTGAATATAAACATAAACAAATCACCTTCAGTACCTTGAATTGACGCTGCTGTTGAACCATTACCTATTTCTATTTCAGCACCGCTTGATGCTTGAATATATAATCCTAATCCATTTGCTTCTACTGAAACAAAGAAAACCATTTCAAAATCAGAATCAGAAACTGGCGGTAAATACAAATAAGCAACTCCACTATATCCATAACTCGATACAACTCTTACAAACGATTGACTTTCACTCATATACAAATAACGACTTGTATCTGAAAATGTAAATGTAGCTTGCTTAAAATGCAAACTTCTTAATAACGCTTTATTTGAATATAATCCGTATAATTTTCTATATCCTCCAATAGTAATCATACCGACTAATGCCGCTCCAAATGAAGATTGACTCCAATGACTTGTATCAACACCATTTACAAGAAATTCTGCGCCAAAGAAATAATCAGCATCATAATATTGAGAATAATTATCAATTTGATGATTATATTGAGATATTTTTCTTGGTTTTATTATTAAATCATCTTGTTCTAAAAAATGGTCTTCCATTTGAATACCGTCATTACTTAAAGAAACTCTAACTGTTTCTTGGTCATCAACCTCACCAATTTCTAATCTACCAGCCTCTATTTCAAAAAGCGTATTATATTGACTTTGTTGTATTTCTCTTGACTTTAATACACCATTAGTTATTATACCAAGTTGATTCATTCTTCCAACTAATTTGGAAAATGCAGTATCAACTGTATCATTAGCAGCAACATCGGGAACAGTACCCCAATATGAATATGGAGCCCATCCTGCGGATAACCTTAGAGCAGCCGTTGAACAAGCAACGTATAAATTAGCGACCTTCTTAACCAACTTTTGAATAGCAAGCATTACGCTATCTGTAGCGTCAACATTGCCATCACTACCAGCTGGATTGAAATTTATACCAACATTGATGTTATTAGCATACTTCAGATTTCCAAACCATCCGTAAATATCTTGAAGAATACGATTAATGCTCCAACCAACAACTGGCGCTGTCTGAGTAACGGCTGATGGCGTAATAGCAGCAGGTAATCCCTTACCATATATTTCAGCAGCGGTAGTCTTAGAATCGGTATATGTCTTGGCTTGTTGCAAATAGTTTTGGTTATCTAACGCAACATTATTTATATCTTGAACCAAAAGTTGAATATCAGTTAGATATTGGTCATAACCCACAATTCCACCCGATTGATTCAAGATACTATTTATGTTTGCGCTGAAACTAAAATAAATTCCATTATTCCAAATTATGCTATTATTAGCAACTGTTGAAATAAAATTAGAAATCTTTGATTTCACCCAACTCCAAACGCTTCCATTCTTTCGTCTAATAACAACATAATCATTTGTTTGGTTTAATGAATTTTCTTCTGTAAAGGTAAATTCAAGCCTACCAGTTGATGTATTCCAAACGCCAGCATTACCATCAATATAAAGATTAGTGGAATTTATGTAATACTGAATAGCGGCAGCCAAATCGTTGACTATATAATTACTATGAGTATCTACATACCAAATCTTAGTAGATGTTAAAGCAATCGCTAATGTACCAACATCAGTAAGATAGAAAAACTTACCTATTGCAATACCAGTGCCTTGAGCAATAACAGTCAAAGCAGAAATGGTACTATTAGTAACAGCCTGAGGATTCAGAGCAATCCAGTTACCAGTCGTTGTTTCATAGATACGATGTATATTTTGCGCCGTATCATACCAAATCAATTTTGTATTAGTAGGAGCAGTTGCCGCTATCCATAATGCAGCAATTTGTCCTATGTTAGTAGTTTCTCCTAATGGCATAATTTTTACCCTTTATTTATTTCTTGTTCTAAGTAATTTTCAAAAGCCTTTACGAAAACATTGCTAACGGCTTTTTCTTCATTTTCTGTATTACCCTCTTCGTTTTCTTCTGAAGGCTGTTCCTCACTCTCGTTTCCACCACCCTCGTCATTGCTTTCGTAATCTTCAAACGGATTCCAATTATCATCTTCTTCACCACCCTCATTTTCGTAATCCTCAAAACCTCCTCCAAAGCCTCCTTGCTGCTGTTGCTGTTGCATTTCCGCTTGTTTCTTTTGATTATATGCTTGGAAATAAACTGAATTTTCAATAATATCTCCAATATCATCAATCTTCTTCATATCCCACTTTTCACGGATTTCATTCACAGTAGCAAATGAACCGATTTTCTTAATATCCATATCCAACTCTTTTTCAATCGTCATACCATTCAAACCCATAAACACAAATTCATATTCAGGATTGATTTGTTCAACGATATACTTATTAAGTTTTCTTTGGATAAATTTCAAAATAGGATACAACCCCTTGTCTTTTGAATGTTGTAAACGCTCTGCTTGAGATGCTTCATAAAGTCCTGAATTTCCAGCTGAGCGTGAAATGTCCCAACCTATTTCCGTGGGGTCAATTGAATAGATAGCACAAGCAAGTTTTATCAAATACTCCATCCAGGAGTTGTACTCCATATCGCGGTTATTCTTTTGCAAATCTATCCAATCAACATCCGCTTCTACTACTGGAGTTTTCCAAGATTGCATAACACCTGAAATCATGGCTTGCCACTGTTGCTTAAATTGTTGCATAGCCTTTTCATTCATACCTCCCTTAATCCTTAACAATCCCTTCGGTGCTGAACCTTGACTGAAGAATCTACGATTGTATTCATCACCCCAAAGTAATGATGTAATTACATTAATCAAATCTTCTAACTCACTACATCCGTAACCATTAGCGTTTATCCAAGTTGATGGATTTCTAACACCAAAACATAATTCCCAAGGATAGAATTCATTAACAACCGCGTTTTGATAAACCTGAACATATTGAGGATAATAACCATTTATCTTTTTATTCAAGTTATTCAAATTTTCATCAGCGTAAACTCCTGAACCAAGTCTATGAAAGAAATCATTATCATAATCAGACCTAAAAGCACTTTCAGCAATTCGGAATGTTGAAGCATCGGTTGCTAAAAAATATTCAAGTTTACCCCTTCTATTCCTTATACATTCAAATGTCATTTGGTCAAATGTTAAGGAATCTTCAACAATCTTTCTTATAAAGGAATCAAAATCATCACTCGTCCAAGAATTACTGCCTCCGCAATTAAGAATAAAATCCGTAATAGCATTAGCAATTTTTCTATCCTTATTATCCATCTTTTGTTCAACACCTCCTATCGGTTTCTTTCTGATAACAAAACCTGTATTGTATCTATCAGCCTGAGGCTCTGCAAAGTCTGCTATCTGATTCTTACGGGTTTTGATAATAGAATTTATGATTGGCGTTTTCGCCATTCTCCTGAGAGTGGTGTATGTAAGTGAAAAGATTTTATCCTTATACCCTAAATTAGCACTAAATTGCAACGGGTCTATCAAATAAGCCTTTGCTTCATTACTCGACTTTTTCTGAATCCTATCGACAACTTGAGCAGCCATAATCATATCCGTTGGATTATCTGATTTAGCTGCTTTTTCTATCAGTCGGAATCTCTTAGCCATGAGTTTCTGCTCAGCCATATCTACTGCTTTCAATTGGTCTGCGTAACTTGGCATTTTACAATTCTATTTATTTATACTTTTTCAATTTATATCTGAAACACTTGTTTATTAAAAATAAAAATCGGCAGAACACGAATGCCCTGCCGAAATCAAATGAAAAATATTCTCAAACAAAGGTATGTTTACGCAGAAACTAATTTTATTTCAACAGTTAGGTCTGAAACAGTTGCAGCATCCGTAACGCTCACAGTACCCGATTGCGTCGTATAACCTTCAAGTGATGCTTCATAATCAACAGAATCACCAACCGCTACATCACCCTCCCAACTTAAACCGCTTTGCGCTACATTATCAATTTTCAAAGTAGCACCTTCATTAGTAACAGAAATGCTAACATGTTTCAACTCTACCAAAGTAATACTTTCTGTAATGTTAGACGAACTAACAGTCAAAGTGTCTGATTGTGTAACATAACCGTTCTTTGAAGCCTCATAAGTCACAGATTCACCAGCGTGTAAATAACCGACCCAAGTCAATCCAACAACCCGTTTTCCGTTTATTTTCAGAATCGCCCCAGTATTGCTAACAGAAACAGTAACTGTTTTAATAGTAGGTAGTTCACTTGTAATAACATCGGTATGTCACCGTCTTGAACCTTAACGGCAGAAACAGAAATCAATCCCATAGCATCACTCAAAGCGATTTTATCAAGCAACTCTGAGTAATTCATTACCAAACCAGCGCGTATCGGCAAATCACCAATTCC